GGAAATTACCTAGATCCTATGGACAGACCTGATAATTTAGGAAAAACTTGGAAAGAGAACTTTTTGTCCCTACAAAAAAAGTTTAGAAATGTACCATTGGATAAATTATTAGATTTCTGTTATTGCAAATATGTAATAGAAGTAAAACAACCCACTTCTGAACCATTTACAGCCTCGTGGAGGTATTTTTATGCCTTAGACAACCCAAAGCTTAGAAAGCTTACTGAAGATGACCTAGAGTACGTTTATATTCTAGTAAATGAAGGATACCCTAACCTCGTAAAAATAGGTATGACACTAAGGGATATCCCTTCTAGGGTAAAAGGGTTAAATTCTGCAGGTACTGTCCATGAATGGGCTCCAAAATTTGGAATAGCAGTAAAAAAGGGAGCTGCATTCAAATTGGAACAACAAATTCATAAAAGATTGTCAAATTTAAGGATTTCTTCTGATAAAGGAAGTGATCGGGAGTTCTTTTCTATTGATTCTTTAACTGCTTTTGATGTTATTAGAGAGATAGGAGCATTACATATTGTAGGAAATCCCATAGTTTTTTAGGAATATATACAAAAAAAGCGGGCATATTGCGGTATTTTACTTTAATATTTGTTTTTTAATAAAAAAAAGACTAACTTCTAATAAGTAATGAATAAGAAAAGATTTAAAAAATAAAAAATAGATAAAAAAGAAAAGAAATAAAAAAGAAAAGAAATAAAATAAGAAAAGATAAATAAAATAGATAATAAAATAAAAGAAATAAAAATAAGTTAATAACAATTAAAGGAATATTATGAGAAATAAAGAATTATTTGAAAGAAAATTTGATAGATTTGAATCTGAAATAAAATTGGTTGATTATCAGGTTAATAGAGGGGAAAACTTTAATGCTTCTGAAAAATTAAGAGAACTTTTAGAAAGAATTGATGATATGAGAACTCTATTAAATACTGAAGAACAAGACTAATGGAACTATCTGCTGAACAAATAGAAAAAAATTGGAATAAGTATTTAAAAATAGTAGATACTTTTATTACTGGGGAAAGAAAGGATAAGTTAATTTCACTTTATAATAATTTATCTGAAGAAATGATAATGTCTCCTGCTTCTTCTAAAGCTTCTTTTCATAATGCTTTCCCTGGAGGATATATTGATCATGTAAATAGAGTTGTTCACTGTGCTATTAAAACTAAAGAATTATGGGAATCTATGGGATCCATTATAGATTTTACTAATGAAGAATTAGTATTCTCAGCACTTAATCATGATTTAGGTAAAATAGGGGGAAAGGGAACTCCTGGATATATTACTCAGACTGATAAGTGGAGACAGGATAAATTAGGAGAACTTTATACAATGAATAGGGATATTTCTTATATGCTAGTTTCAGATAGATCATTATTTATACTTCAGCAATATGGAATAGCTATGAGTGAGAAAGAATATTTAGCTATTAAGTTACACGGTGGATTATACGATAAAGGTAATGAGAGTTATTATATAACTTATAATCCAGAATCAAAACTTAAGAGTAATTTAATTTACATTTTACATCAAGCAGATTTCTTAGCTTCTAAAATAGAATCAGATAAATCTATATAATATTTAAACTTATTTAAAAAATGAATATATTATTAACTATAGCAGTATTTTTAATTATAATTGCACTATTGGTTATTTGGAATCTTTACAATAAGGTTTATAGGCAAGAGGTTATAATAGAATCCCAGATTGATTATCTAAGAAATATTTCTTATCTTATACAAGAATCAAAAATGTATGTTGATAAATTAGATGAAAGAGGTATATTTAGAGCTGACGATGAGGTTGGTGTATTCTTTAATTTTATGAAAGAAATTCAAGATGGAATAAATAGTTACCGACTCCCCGATAATTATGGAAAAAAAGAAAAATAACAATTACTACTTTACACAAGGAACAGAGGACGCTATTATTAAATATAATGAGTCCTCTGACTCTGTTTTTAGAGATAGGATATTTACAAGAGAGATATATTATCCTTTTTATAAATTAGCAGAAAACTTAATTCATACCTTTAGATTTTATTATACAGATGTAAATGATCTTGAAGATTTAAAATTAGAAATAGTCTCTGTACTTGTAGAAGAAAAGATTCATAGATTTGATCCTACAAATGGAGCTAAGGCTTTTTCTTATTTTCAAACTATTGTAAAACGATGGTTAATTAATTATAATAATAAAAATTATAAAAAATTAAAACAAGTAGGAGCTTTTGATGAAGTAGAGGATTCTTTTGAATTAGAAGAAGAATCAGAGGATATAAGAATAATAGCCCTATCCAAAGTTGTAGATATTTTTGTAGAAAATTCTTATAAAAATATAACAACTATTTTCTCAAGAGAATCAGATAGAAAAGTAGCAGATGCTGTTCTTACTCTATTTAGAACTCGTCATGATCTTGAAATGTTTAAGAAAAAAGCTTTATACATTTATGTAAGAGAAATGACTGAATGTGAAACTCCCACATTAACTAGAGTTATATCTCTTCTTAAAAAAGAGTTTTATAATATTTATAAATCATATCAGGATGCTGGATTTATTATAAAATAAAAGTTTTATAGATATTTATAGAATAAACACTATATGGGATTAGATACTAAAATTTTTGGAAATAAAACAGTTTCTGATGTACTAAAGGAAATTTATGATAATTCTAGAAGTAAAGCTAAGCAAGTTAATGCTTTAATTGGAGAGTTAAAACCTCTTGTTGAAAACATAGGAGATGCTACTTTAGTTGTACCTTTAATTAAGGATTATTTAGATGTGGGTATTAAGAACGATGAGCATCTTATTAAGATGGTTGCTTTAGTTCAGAGATTTGATGGAGCTGGAAAAGGATCAGAAACTGATTATTTTAATCCTGAAGAATTAGCTAAATTACTGGAACAAAGTGAAGAAATAGGAAAAACCTTAGATAAAAAAGAAGATAAGTAATGGCCGGATTAGGGTATAATTATAATCTTGGAAGCAGAGTAAACTCTAATCCTGACAAATTTAGAAATAAGTTTGTAGAGGAAAGCATGTATGCTAGAGTTGTGGATAGTCTATTGGATGATACTAGGGAATGGTTTAATGAGGGTACTAAAGAAAAATATCCAATTGGTACTATTAAATGTATAAGGTTGAATAAAGATAACCTAGCCACAGGAGTAACTTTTTATGCATATCCTTCTAAAATTCCTACATCATATATTCCTCATAAGGAAGAGGTAGTTTGCCTTCATCATAATCCAACGTCAGATTTACAATTTAACGTAATATCTCAAAAGATATTTTATGGAGATGTAATTAATCTTTGGGGATCTCCTACACATAATGCAATGCCTGCTAATTCTTTTGACGGTCAGGAGTTATTAGGTAAGGGGGTAATTGAATTATCCACTATTAATCCGTTATTCCCATTCCCTGGAGATATTCTTACAGAAGGAAGACAAGGGCAATCAATAAGAATAGGAGGATATAAGTCTCCTAAAAATATATTAGTCGATGATTCTAATAATGGAAAACCTTTTATATTAATTAGTAATGGTCAAATTAAGACTAATAATGGAGTTGATCATATTGTAGAAGATATAAATGAGGATGATAATTCTATTTATTTTTTATCTAACCATAAAGCTCCTCTTAAAGAGGCAAATTCTAAAAGAGATTCTTATAATGAAGTACCTTTAACAGGAGACCAATATAAAGGTAATCAGTTAATATTAAATGCCGACAGAGTATTTATCAATGCAAAACATGAAAGTGTATTTCTTTCTTCAAAACAATCTATAGGACTTAGCTCTAATACTTTAAACTTAGATGCTGTAGATTATTTCTGTGTTGATGCTGATACTATATTTTTAGGAAAAAAAGCAAGAACTTTACCAAAAGGATTAAGTGAACCTGCAGTATTGGGAAATGAGTTAGATACTTTCTTAACTATAGTATTAGATATGCTTAAAAATATAGGACAAGCTATGGTAGAAGCCACAGCTCAAACAGGAGGGCCTATAGCTAGTTTAAATGTAGAAGGTTACTGTGTATTAGATACCGTAACAACTTTACAGTCTTTATTAGGGGAAAAGGCTCCTATGAAATCTAAAAAAGTATTTGTAGAATAATGGCAGTAAAATCTAATATATCGAAAATAGTAGCTAGCCAAATGGGTCCCTTACAGGGAAAGCTTAGATCTGAAGTTCAAAAAAAAGTATTAGAACTTCTTGCTGAATTTTCAAACGGATGCCCTAGTCAAGCTAAGATGGAAGAGATTATTTTAGTAAAA